TTCGTATCCTAAAATCTTATTCATGTCAGGAATAACAAACTCCGCCTTGGTTGTATAATCGCTTACAAGCACGCGCCCCACACTTTCATTTCTAAAAAGCTCCTGCATAGCCGCAAGATTATTATGATTAATACCTCCTTTGCTGGGCTCATTGCCCATGCTGATTAAAAGAATAACATTTTCTATAGTCCTAACGATCGCTTGATCAATTTTTTTAAACTCAAGCTTCATGTTAATGTCTTCTAAAACAGAAAACCCAAACGGAACGGCAAAAGGCTCATAATCTTGTTTTTTATAAAAAGAATACCTAAGCCTTTCTGGCTCAATTTCAATTTTTGCCCCGTCAGGCGCATATCCATTCATTTTAAAATTCTCTTTAAGACTGCTTGGCAATCCCTTGTAAACCTCTTCGTCGTAATCATTCTTGGGGTTCTTAAGTCTCTCTATCTCGTATTCACTCAGAACTTTTGCGTATACGCCAGTTGTTTCAAATCCAGTTGTTCTGCGTGCCACCATATCAAACGGATTTAATAAAATATAACGAATAGGTATTTTATTTACGGATACTGCTCCGTAAGTTTTTGTCATCTTTATAAAATCGTCAGTATTGAACCTTCCGTCGATCTTGTAAAAGAAAACGTTTCCAGATCTGTAGTACTCTCGAAAATACTGATCTCTTATTTTCCAAAGCTTTACCTTTCTAAACCACGCCTCAATAAAATCTCTCGACTTTTTGCTTCCTCCATCTAGAAATATTTCCGAATTAGCAAATTCAGCCATGATATCTATAGCATTTCTAAATATCGCTACATTGGCATACGCTTTTTGGCAAAGCTCTATTGTTTCCCTTACGTTAATGCCGCTGGCAGAGTAATCATAAGGAAGTAGTCCGTCTCTAATATTTGTGTATTTGTCTCTTTGGGGAACCTTGTGAATCCGATTAGATCTTGATCTTGTGGTTGTTCCACTGCCTGTTCGAGAATAAGACGCTTTAGACGTAGAATTAAAGTAGGCTTCCCCTTCTAAACTAGGAGTATACGTGCTGTTTTGCAATAGCGGATTTGTTGCTAAAGTCTCTTCTATGGACTGCTTTTTGTCAAACTTACCCCAGTACTCAGATTTCTTATTATATTTTCTCTTTTCAGCCATTTGTTTTAATTACACAAAAGTTGGCAAAGTTACTTTTAAAAGTTTAAAAAGAACTTTACTTGATGAACCTTGGCGTAAAGGTAACCTCAACCTCTTTAGGCTTAAAGTTCATAATATTAAAATATGTCTTAACCATCCAATTGGCTAATACTAATGCAGAATAACTATCTTTTCTAGCTTTATCTCGACCAGACTGTCTCCTTAAGTTCGGAGGAAGATCGAAAGTTTGAGTGCCTTGAGTTGTAGTTGTTATTTGTATAAGTGCACATTCTACTTTTGTAAGCTCTAGCATATCGCTTTGGTGTTCAACGAAATCAATCATTTTCGCTTCTTTTGTCATTTTTTCGTTCAACATGTCGCTGCCTTTTAAATATTTTAATTTTTCGATGGGAATCTGCTTTCGCCTTTGAGTTTGATACGAATCATCAATAGCCCTTGACCCAAAAAATATTCTCTTGTGATCAAAGTTAGATTGCAACAATTCGTTGGCCTGCCTTATCCAGTTGCTTGTAGGCTTCCTTAAGTAACAGATTTTCTTTTCAGTTTTATTGTACTCATTTCGCGCTTTTTGTAAATCAGAGTTGTACACTTCTGGTCTTTCGAAATCGACTTCAATTGTTTTTAGTTTTAGATTGTCTTTTTTAAATATTTCGCTTTCGTTACAAGCGCTTAAAAATTGAACTCCTCCAGCGTAGTCACCAATTACCATAACAACATTAAATGCTTGCAGTATGTATGAAAAATATTTAATATGCTCTCTCATGTTGGCTCCAGCAAGCGCGTAACTATGAACCACTACGCCTATTTGCTTTTCTTTATTAAGCTTCAAAACCTGAATGGCAAAATCATCAGAGCTTTCGCTTTCCGCCCAACTGGGATCAAAAGAAACTAAATATTCCGCTCCAGCTTCACCCGCAACTTCAATAGACGGACTCTCCCCGTCTGGGATTGAGCATTCTGCCATTTTTGATATCTTAAAGTACCCACTACTGTCGTCAGTAAAGACAGCGCCAAATTCTCTATCAAACTGACTTTGGCTCATGGAAGATTTAGCTTGATTTAATAAATTCTGATCATAGAGTTGCTTGGGAGCGCAATCATATGAAAACTGCATAATCGCACGGCGCGCAGTGTCGCCAACAGGCTGGTTATGTATTAAATTTTCAAATTGGGTATACGCTTTATACATATATTCGAATTTATATGACGCAGACGATAAAGCTATTAATTTATTATTAGGCCAAACATACCTTTCTTCCTCCGTCATTTTACCTTGTTCAATCATTTGTGTTTCGAGGTTGTATAAGTCTTCTCGCTGCGTCGGATTCTCGACCACCGATAAGAAGGGAACTATAACCTCGTTATAAATTCTTTCTGGCATTAAAGCAAACTCATCAATAATAATTCTATGAAAACGAAAACCACGAAGCTTTTCGCCATCACCTAATGGTAATGCTCGAATTCTCGATCTGCCTATTTCCATTAGCCACTCGTCGTTGCTTTTGCTTTTTTTTGTGATACATTGAGCGAACAAAGCGGCCTCAGGTTTTGCAGCAATATCCTCGATCTTCTTGAAGATCATTTTTGCTTGTCGGAAAGATTTAGATAATATCCCAATCTCAACTCCCTGGTTTAAGACTGCGTCTAACATCGCATAAATACCAGTCGTAAACGACTTAGACATTCCCCGAGACCACACTCCCATGAAATAATCTGTTTGAAACATTGCCTTGACAGCCATGTGCTGAAACGGGAAGAGTTTAATCCCCATTAACAAGTCTGCTGAGAAAGTTATGTTCTCTCGAAGAAATTTGTAAAAAAGGATTTTAGCCTCTTTTTCTTCAAGAAAGCCAACATGATCAGCTAATAGCTGCTTGTTTATGTCGCGAGTCTTGTTTACGCGTTCCTTTTGATTTCCTTCTTCCCAGGCCATAATTCCTTGCGTCTATATAATACTGTAAATCACAGTGCCATATTTTTCTACCAAAATATAAAATTCTTTGTATCAAGTCTATTGAAGATGTTCTATTCCCAGAGAATATAAATTGACACGTTTCTGGAAACTCATGGCACAAAGCTTTCATATTATGAAAAATAAATTTTAAGTTTGCTGGATGAGGAGAAAAGTGGTTTTGTTTTTTTATTTTTCTTATGTCACTATCCACAACAATAAATATATAACTGTCCATCGCCTTGGCCCTGGAAACCTCACGCCGAAACCTTGAAAAGTTTTGCGACATTGTAGACTTAAAGTCGCTTTCGCTTTTTCTTTCCACGAAGGTGTAATCATACCTGTTTCCGCTCGCTGTGTAATCAGCAAAATCTAAGGCGAATTTTTTTATATTCTTAAAGGGCAGCGGATGGTTTTCTCGAGTATCAACAACTATTTGTAAATCGTTAAAATCCTGAACGTCAAAGAAGTCTTCAGGCAGCTTCCTGTAAAGCATTGGCGTTACGCCTGCCTGACTGCACGCATGGGAATAGCTTGTAAAAAACTTTTTATAAATATCGACCGTTGGCATTTCATTCAATAACAACTCCAAATGAGTAGGACCAAACTTCAGCTCCTTTTCTTTTATTCTTTGTTTTAATTTATTTAGAGAATACTCTTTTACTTTTTCTGGGGAGTTCGCATGACACCATTTCAATAACTGGCTGTACGTGGAGAAATCTTTTTCGAAATAATCTTTTTTATTTTTAAAAGGCAGTAATTCTCCAGTTAATAAATTCTTCCGCGGGAAATTTTTCGTATAGTAATCCGCCAAGGTCATATCGTGAATTTTTAGATGACGGTGGATGGCCGCTTCAGTATCGAATTCTTTATTGCATTCTTTGCAGTTAAATGACATCTTCTTTTGATACCCCTAAAACCCTAGACTTCCACTCAGACATGGATTCCAATTCGTTTGCTTCTTCACTTATGATTTGTTTTTGCATTTCAGCCATTTGAATCATAATTTTTCTCTCCTCTTCCTCCTGGAACAGTTGGACAATGTTTAAAACGCTTGCGCTTTGGGAATGCCTTGAGGCAACTCTTTTTGCGCGGTCGCCGTTCAGTTTGGTAATTAACTTGTCCATGCGCCCCGCGCATTGATTGTATTCCTCGCTTTTTGTTTTTAATATCTCCGTAAGCCTAATGGTAAATTCCTGTTGACCTTGTGCGTCATCGAACATTAAGTTTAATTTTGATTTTTGTTGCTCGATATGTTTTAAGTTAATGTAATCCATGCATACGTTAATATACAAATTGATTTCATCTGTCGTTAAATCTGGCTTGTCCCACACGCACCTCACAAATTCGGCCTCAAACAATTCCCTGTCCTCCTGGTCGGCATAATTATTAATTATCTGTATAAACCTCGGGCTAGACAAAGAGTTCATTAGGACTTCTACGCATTTTCTATCTTGCATTATGAGCTTGTTTTCGTCCAAAGTTTTTCCAGCAAAATCATTGATCTTTTTAATTGATCGAGACATTGCCTTGGGCGGGCTGTATTTTAAACCAAGGGCGCTCTCGTCTGAACGCACGAAATCAGGATGATAATTTTTAACATAATCGGCAATAACTCGCTGTTCTTTTGAAAGTTTTTTTATTTCCCGATCTGGCCAAAGCAACTCCGCTAGCTGAATACTGCTCATATTTTGTCCCATGTGGGAATCTAGAAATTCTTTCTCTTCGTCCGTTAAGATGATATCTTCAACTTTTCTATGAACGGTTGTTTCGTAGTTTAACCCTTGCTCAACCATGAACTTTCTTATTGCCCTTCCAATCTTACTTCTCCCATCAAGATCTTCGTCCCCAGAGACCATCTGAGTTAGGCGAGTCAAATCAGATATAGTTTTGTAATTATTTCTGATAAGCTTTTTTTGTTCTTCAGTTAGATTAGTCATTGATAATTATAATATCCTTTTGCTGAATAACAACTACGGCCTTTTCTTTAAACATTTTCTTTAAATTTTTAATTTGCTTATAGCCAGCTTTTCTATTTTTTTCATTAGTGGTATAACCGAGCCTTTTTGCAACCTCGTCTTCTGATAAATTTTTTACAAATAAATCTTCATAAACCTCATAATGTTTTTTAGTTAATACTAGCTTCATTTCTATATGAAGCTTACCAATGGAGTTCATTAAATCAAATTCCCGAGAAGCTATCGAAAAAACTTCTTGATGGTGATTTTCCAATGCAAGGGGCAACTTTATATCATACGCATGCTTTTTTCCTTTTTCCCATTTGGCGTACAGCTTGCATTCACTGCACTGAGTTCCACTTGGAGTGAAAGCACATAAATTGCCATGTACTGACTCGTGTTGATTTGATTGATTAAAAGGGCAGTTTAAACATGGGCGGGCAAAGTTGCTGTAATGATTGCGTAAAATATTTTTTAGCTGATTGGATATAATCTTATTAATCCAAGGTTCAAGCTGCCGCTTTTGGTCCCACTGCTCCCATTTTTTAAAAATGTGGAACCTTATGATTTGCTCTACGTCTTGAAAATCAAACCAAGCTACCGCATTCAGGTGCCATTTATGCCTTCTTTTTTGAAGCTCTTTGTCGATGACATCAACTTTGTCTTCGTATCTGATTTTTCTGGGCCTTCCCATTAATCTGCTGAACGATTTTTTGAGCTGCCGCATTCACGCATCGATTCTGCCTCAATTTCCTCACGGGTTGAAGTTTTAAAAGCTTTCCTTAGGCTTTTTTCTGGTCGTTCAGAGCCTTTATCCCTTGTATTTATCAAGTCTCCGATCGTCGGGCTTTTGCTCACTGCGTCAACAGTATATTCTAATTTTTGTATATTGGGAATTCCTTCTGGAGAATCGTTTTCTAAATTAGCTTGCGCTTGCTTTGGAGGGTCAGCATGAGCAGAATTCGCTCCTTCTTCTACTAACGATTGTCCGCAGCCAGCGCAAAATTTGGCTTTTCTTGTGGTAAAGACATTTTTGTAACCACATTCTGTACAGTATTTAAACGGCATATTTTATATTAATATGTTTTAATAAATTTTCTATTTATACGTTACACAATGTTTATTGATTTTTTCTTCTCGTTCTTGTTTTTGTCTCTTGAGATTTGTTATTTAACAAGTTTGCTTCCTCTATTTTCCCGACAATAAACTTAAGTATTTCGCTTCTTAGAATGTCTTCTTTTGTAAAATCAAAACAATGAATGCCGCTGTCCGCAGACTCTTGATTGTTGAAGATATCTGACATTCTGTCAAATCCGCTTTTGCCGTTAATATCGCTTTGCATGGGGTCTCCACAGATAAATAATTTGGTATTTCTCCCAATTCTTGTTATTAATGTGGTTAACTCTTTAAATGTAAAGTTTTGAGATTCGTCCGCAATGATAATTCTATCAATCCAGTTGGCTCCACGTAAATAATTTACAGGTAAAGCGTTTATAATCTTTTTTTGCTCTAGAAAGACTCGGTCTTGCGGCGAAATCATCTCTTCAAGCTTGTCGTTTAACGGCAGCATAAATGGATTAAACTTTTCCGCAACATCTCCTGGTAGTGCTCCTAGGCCTTTTTCGCCGCTTTCTGCTATCGTGCGGATATAAGTAATATCATAATCATTATTAATATTAAAAAGTTGAAGAGCGCTGTAT